ATACGACAAGCGTTAGCGATATCCATGTGTTCTTTTTGAGTTCCGTGTCCAGACCTCAGTTCTATGTAGTGAATCCATGACCGCACACTCCCTGTCATATAGATCCTTGTGGGTGTTGCTAACGGTAGAATAAACCTCGCACACTCCTTCGCAATACCTGAAGCGAGGAGTTCATTGTAGAGATCCATCGCTTCAACGAAATGCTCCGCAATCTTTTCTTGAAGGTCTTGTTTCTTGTTCGGTGGTACGTCATCGGTACTGTTCTGTCTATTCTTTGTGTCCTGATGTCTAAGATCAGGTACGGGTATCTCATCTGCTAACAAGTTAGTAGCAGCATACCTTTGTGAGAACTCTTGGAACGTAAATGATCTATGTCTTAGGATCTGTGCTGCGAGACCGCGAGTGGTCTCGATTTCCAAAGTCATATGAGCCTGCTCGAAAACGGACCAATGACCGTGCTTTATGCAGTACCCTAGCAATCCTGCTACGTTCGGATTCTCTTGGTTGTTTGGGTTGCTCACCCTTGCTACGTACCCCATCATCTTCTCTGCGTCTGGAGTTACGCTCACTAGCTTCACGTTCATCTTTTAGTTTCTCCTCACGTTTTATACGTTTACGTACCATTTTAGCATACTTTACCTCTTCTTTGCTATAAAGTTCAGGATGTTTTTTTGCTATCTTTATAATTCTCTTTGCTGCTTTCTTGTCCTTCATAATACGCCTTATAATATGCGACTATGCCACTCGATGTGACATGCCCTTTGTCTAACCACTCTTGAGCACACTTGTAAATTGAATCGTTGGTATTCGTACTACCAAATTGATGAAGTAAAAGACTAAGGATCTGCTCTCTTAAATGCAGAGTCTGCTTCTCGTCCATGTGCATAGTAGATTCTGGTGTAAGTATATATGCTAACACATCCACTCGACTTTTGCAACAAAAAAATCCAGGAAAAAAATTTCCTGGATTTGTAGAAATCAAATTTGTAATTTGATTACGCAGCGGTGAGAACTCTCTTATGTCCTTCAGCATCTACCATGAAATGAATTCCACGATAAGTTTCCACACGTTCTTGAGGGTTAACTGATTTGTTTGGACGGTTCTCAGTGTCGTAAGAGACACCACGGTAAGTGACTTTTGCCATTAGATTGACCTCTGTAGGTAGGGTGATTAACCCGTTCCTTCAGTCGGCGTATGCGACCCCGAAAGGTTGAACGATCCGTTCCACGTCGGCTTACTTGCGACTCCATTACTGGAGTTGAACGTAAAGGTATGTTAGCATACCCACACTATATATGCAACTAATTGTGTAGTGATTGATACAATTTATTATTTCTTTAACAAAGAGTACGCAAGACCCCGTGCGTGTAAGTTATGTTCGCACAGTTTATTCATCCATATCCTTTCGTCTAGTGTAACAGACACTCCATCTGTTGTCAACATCCGACAACAAATGTCAGTGAGTTCTAATCTATACTTGGTTGATAGCATTTAACATCCTGCAAGGTAAAAGGCAGTACCTCTTGCTTTATTAACTCGCTTGACCAGAGCATCAAAGTTTCCATCAGGAAAAACTAATCCCCTAGCAAATTCAAAAGCAGTCTTGTACTTAACAAACTTAAAGACTTCATCATATGTCGTTGCAGATACAAGAACACCATCACTGTTCTGTCTCCTCATAACTTTCCAGTTAGTTTGATCACCAGTCTTGCAATAATATATGCACCAATGACCTCTTGGATCTGACTCGATATCCATTACTGTTCTTCCTCTTTAGGTAGTTTTCTTTTCTTAACTTTTTTAGGAGGAGTTGCGACTGTTGGATCGTTCCACTGTCTAGGTGACACTCTTCCTTCTGCTTGGATAAACCTTTTGAATCCCTTCTTATACTTATCGTAGTAATGATCAAAGATATCTGATTGTTTATCACCAAGCACAATGTCATAGCAGACTTCGTTGTCTACTTCATACTCTACTAAGTACGCACTGTAAGGTAATGTCTTATCATCTGCGGCCTTCTTTTCACATTTTTCTTGTAGTATCCTCAACTTCTATTCCCCCATGTGATTTCTGGAAATGCTTCCTCAACACACTGTCGAGTAATCTTCCAACGCTTACCTACTTTCCTATCTTTCACGAGACATAGCACCTCTGCTTCTTTCTCATGAAGACCCTCAAGTAACTGGATGAATAAAGATTCACGTCTGGTCTGACTTATATTAGCACCACCCTTAAAGAAGAGATAGAGTTTACGATACTCATGATTGAGTCTGGTATGTTCCGTCTCTTCTGGTGCTTCATTCTTAGTGAAAGGAACGTCACCTGGTGGTAGCATAGAAATAATACTCTCATCAAAGTTTGCAATGAGTATCGCTCTCAGTGCAGGTGTATTGAATTGCTGTAAGAGTTTTATCTTTTGCGCTTTTGTTTTCGCATTGCTTACTTTTTGTAAGACTTCATTAAGTAATAGTTGCATGACCTATAGTATAATTCCTGTTATATTATTTATTCCTCATCATCTTCCGCGTCTACGAAGCGTACTGATAAGAGTTGTTCATTGATCCAATGACCATTTTCATCAAGCATTTCGGGGTGAACGTACTCTTCCTCCTGTGATGCCACATATAAAAACTGATTGGTCTTTTCATTCCATACCCATCCAACTAAACCTCCAATTATTAAAAACGTTATGGACAATGCTGCCGAGAAGTAAATCAAAATAGATGATTCCATGTCAACCTCTTACTAAGTTTCTTTTTCCCACCTAATTTCAAAGTTGAAGTAGACTTTTCTTTTTAGGAGGGTGATAGTTTTCTTGATGCCAAACCCCGTTGGTTTAGCTTGTTCCTTCTTTGGCCTCCTAAGCATGAGCTCTATGCCTTTATTTATTTTAAGTTCACTCATCTCTTTGGAGCAGATACTAAACCTTCATCCATGAAATACTTGGCTGTCTCTACAAGACTGCCAATTACCTTACCATCTATTGTAACATAAGGAAACCCTTTTACATTGGGATGGTGTCCTGTGAACTCAAACATTGTAAGATCACATCCTCGATCATCACCAACCAACACCTTTTTATATGGTGTCTTAGCTCTATCAAATAATTGTTCTAATGTAGAACAATACTTACATCCCTTAGTTGTGTAGGCTGTTATCTCCATTATGGATTCTTCCTTAGTTGTTCTAATATGTATTTGTATGCTTGTACTATATCACCTTCTTCATTTCTAAACAAGTCTTTGTCAAAACTTTTACCATCTCTCCACAATCTCATGCCATCAGGTGATAGTTCGTCTGCCAGTATCAGTTCACCTGTACCATCATGACCGAACTCTAATTTAAAATCAACAAGAGTTAGATCAATACTATCAAAGATACCTTGTAGTATAAGATTAACTTCTCTTGCTATGATCTCCATCTCACCTACTACTTCCATGTCATACCCCATCTGTATGATACGATCTGATGTTAGTAGTGGATCATCCTTAGCATCATCCTTTAAATACAACTCAACTAATGGCCAATCAAACTCAGTACCTTCTTCGATGGTTGTCTCTCTTACTATAGATCCTGCTGCTATGTTCCTAACAATAACTTCTATTGGAATAATCTTTACTTGCTTGCAACACATTGCTCTGTGCGTAGGCATACTAATATAATGATTAGGAATTCCTGCTTCTGTCATCTTCTCAAAGAGAATCCTAGATATCTCACAACAAACTTTACCTTTGTCCTCTACCCATAATTCTTTCTTACCATTACCAGCAGTAACTCTATCTTCATACTGTATTAAAACCTTATCAGGTTCATCAAGTTTGAAAAGAGTCTTAACTTTTCCAACTATAAAAGTTTCTTCCATAAAAAATGGGAGGGTTAACTCCTCCCATTATATCAGACTGTCAAGTGTGTGTCAACCAATTGATTTTCCAGCACCACTCATAGCATAGTCAGGGTATGCTTCGATACCATGTTCACTAATGTCTAGACCGATCTTCTCGTCTGCTTCAGAGACTCTGATACCACCAAAGGCAGCACCAATAACCTTCCAAGCAACGTAACAAGTAACGACTGTCCAGATAGCATAGGCAAGGACACCAACGATTTGAATCCAGAGTTGTCCCAAACCACCACCAGTAAACAGACCTAGACCTGCACCAGTACCTTGAATATCATAACCCCACAATCCTATGACTAGTGTTCCCCAGATACCACATGTACCATGAACAGAGAACGCACCAACAGGATCATCAATTCCAAAGGAATCAAGTGCTGATACAGAATAGACCACGATGATACCACCTACTAGTCCTGCCAACCATGCACCTGCAAGAGTAAGGTTACCACAACCAGCAGTAACACTAACGAGTCCAGCAAGAATACCATTGATAATCATAGTTAGATCTGGTTTACCATTCTTGAGTGTTGTAACGGCAGTCGCGCCAATAGCACCTCCAGCGGCAGCGAGTGTAGTTGTTACAGCAACATAAGGAACCCATTGATCCATTGCCAATTGAGATCCTGGATTAAATCCATACCATCCTATCCAAAGAATCAAAGCACCTAGTGTAGCAAGTGCCATGTTATGTCCTGGCATTGCTTGTGCTTTACCATTAACAAACTTACCGATACGTGGACCTAAGAGTGCTGCACCAACAACACCTGCCCATGCACCTACCGAGTGTACGATTGAAGAACCAGCAAAGTCAATGAACCCTGCTTCACTCAACCAACCACCATTCCACTGCCAACTACCTGCTATAGGATAGATGAATCCAGTAAGAATTAAAGCAAATACTACAAACTCACCAAACTTAACTCGCTCTGCAACCAGTCCTGATACAATAGTCGCTGCTGTTCCAGCAAATGCTGCTTGGAATAGGAAGTCAACTGTTGGGACTAATCCACCTTCACTGATTAGTTCTGGTGAAACTGTGGGGTCAAAGAATAACCCATTGAAATAAAGAGCACCTGCTGCTACGGGGTCACCGTACATTAAAGAATATCCGACAAACCAATACGATGTTACTGCTAAAGCAAATACAAATAAGTTTTTAGACAGGATGTTAACGGCATTCTTTTGCCTACACATACCTGCTTCTACCATTGCGAATCCTGCATTCATAAAGATGACTAGGATTGTTGCTACAAGTAACCATAGATTGTTTGCTAAGAATGCTGCGTTAAGTTCTGTCGGCAACTCATTTGCATGTGCTGCTAGATCAAACAAACCTAAACCCATTAAAGCAAGGGGAACACACGCTAACCAAACTAGATTGCGATGTGATCTGAACCCACGAATATTTTGTAGAAGAATCATTGGTCCTTCTAACAGACTGGCCTCTTGAAGACGTTGCCGTCTAGAGGAAACTGTCATATATCATACCTCTTCTTGTAAATTGTGTACATTATACCACACTATCTATTCTCGTTTTGTATCACTATGAACATTTTGTAATTATTGTTACAGACTAATTTCTCGTTTGGTATTTGATGCTACAAAAAAAGAGACCCTGTGGGGTCTCCAACATATTCAGGTTCTCTTGGATCTATCTTTGGATCCCAGTAGAAGAATCCTAATTGATCCAATCTAACATGCATCAACGGTTTATTCAGTTTCATAGGCACGTAACTCCTTGACTATACGAATGGCCTCATTGATATCTAGGCTCCATCCTTGTTGATTGATCATGAAGTCCTCATCTCTAACAAGCAGTTGAACGATCTGTTCATCAGTGTCCTCTGCTGCATAGAAAGCAGCAAGTTTTGCTTCCTCAAGATAGTCCTCGTATGTTGCGTTGTCACCTAGATCAGCAGGAATTTGCATGAAAAAAGGGGGTGTTGAACCCCCTTATTATAACAGATGATCCGCAATCAACCAATAGCAGGGGCCAGTAAGGCAACTGTACTAGTCTCAGCAGCAGCAAGATCAAGAGGGAAGTTATGAGCATTACGCTCGTGCATCACTTCCATACCTAAGTTCGCTCTGTTAAGAACGTCTGCCCACGTTGGAACAACCTTACCATTAGCATCTAAGATACTCTGGTTGAAGTTGAAACCATTTAAGTTGAAGGCCATTGTTGATACACCCATTGAGGTGAGCCAAATACAGACCACAGGGAAAACAGCAAGAAAGAAGTGAAGACTACGACTATTATTGAACGAAGCATATTGGAAAATAAGCCGTCCGAAGTAACCGTGTGCGGCAACGATGTTGTAGGTCTCTTCTTCTTGTCCGAATTTGTATCCATAGTTCTGTGATTCGTTATCAGTTGTTTCTCTAATGAGAGATGATGTAACCAGTGATCCATGCATAGCAGAGAAGAGTGAACCTCCAAACATACCTGCCACACCAATCATATGGAATGGATGCATGAGGATGTTATGCTCTGCTTGGAATACAAACATAAAGTTAAACGTACCAGATATACCTAACGGCATACCGTCTGAAAATGAACCTTGTCCGAAAGGATAGATTAAAAAGATTGCGAATGCAGCAGATACTGGTGCAGAATATGCAACACAGATCCAAGGACGCATACCTAAACGGTAGGATAATTCCCACTGTCTACCCATATAGGCAGAGATTCCGATTAGGAAATGCATGATGACCATTTGATATGGACCACCATTGTATAACCATTCGTCAAGGGTAGCAGCTTCCCATATTGGATAGAAGTGCATACCGATTGCGTTACTTGAAGGGACAACAGCACCAGAAATGATGTTGTTACCAAACATTAAAGAACCAGCAACGGGTTCTCTGATCCCATCGATATCGACAGGAGGTGCAGCGATAAATGCTATGATGAAACAAGTAGCAGCAGTTAGAAGACATGGAATCATAAGGACTCCGAACCAACCAACATATAAGCGATTGTCCG